CAGTAGGCGAAGTACGCGCGTCCGCCCCTCGGGAAGGGACCGGACGTGGAGAGCAGGTGCGGCACGTACTCGACCGACAGCCCGACCCGATCAGCGATCAGGTACTGACGGAAGTCTCCGAGCACCGCCGGCTTGGTGCCCGTGGTCAACGTCGAGGTGACACCCGACGCGGCGTAGGCGTTGTAGCCGAGCAGCGCGTATCCGACGCGGCCGTTGGTCGATCCGAACCCGACCGGCTGTCCGAGCCCGTACTGAAGGTTCTGGATCCAGAGCTGCGCTCCACCTGCCGTGTCGAACTGGCGGAACTTCTGGAGCGCCGCCCGCGATGCCACCCAGCTCGCGTTCTGGATGAACCTCGGGGGAAGCGCCGCCTCGACGGTGTAGACGTCGGTGGACGTGATCGAGCCGCGCGTCGAGGCCGTCACGACCGCCGTGGCGCCCGTGATGATCCCCTGCGGCTCGTTCGTGCCCGTGCCCGTCGCGAACGCCGTCGACTCGAGCCCGTCTTTCGCGTCGGCGATTGCCTGGGCAACCTCGTTCGCGAAGCCGGGATAGTCCATGCCGACCTCGATCGAGAACGGCACGAGCGCCCGTGCCATCTCCGTCGAGACGCTCGGCTGTGCCAGCGTCATCGAGTCGTCGGAGACAACGGAGAGCTCGGCGTCGAACGATGCCGTCACGCCGGCCGACGTCACTCCCTGCCAGGTGTCCGTGTTGATCTGCTCCACACGGGCGATCTGCCGGAAGGGGTTGATCTGCCCGTCCGATGACAGGATGATCGTCGGGTCGAGCATGAACGGGACGCCGTAGCCGCCCGAGTTGGTCGTGAGCGACATCACGCGCTCTTCCTCTGCCGAGCGCGGCTGCCCCGCCATGTACTTGCGCCAACCCCTGATGTAGGCCGGATGGCCCGTCAGGAGCAGGCGCCGCGACAGCGTGCCGTACTGGTCGTCGGCCTTGCCGAGCACATGCTCGACGTTCGACTGGGCCGTCTCCTTGTCCATCGAAGGGAACTCCGAGCGCTCGATGGCGCGGAGTGCCCCGTCTCGGTACTGAGCTCCGACCGCCGCCGGGTTGTCGCCCGTGGCGCGGTACTGGCTCAGGTCGTAGATGTCCGTGGATGACTTGCGCGAGATGACGCTGAAATGCGCGCCCTCTTCGCGACGGCTCTCGTCCTTCGCGTTCTCGGCCACCTGTGCTAGCCGCTTGCGAAGCTCGGCCACGGTGTCCTGCTGCTCCTTCTGCTCGTCGCGCAGCCGGTTCCATTCCTCGCGACGATCCTCGGGAAGCGCCTCGCCCGCGAACTCGGCGTCGATTTCCTCGAGCCGTGCCTGAATCTCGGAGAGTCGCGCCTCGCGCTCTTCGATCGTCAGAGACGCCAAGACTTTTCCTCCTCTCGAACTGATAGATGATCGCGGCTTGCGCGGCGCGCTTCATCCGAGGTGGGAGGAGTCCCGGCGTCGGCTTCGGCGGGTGCGATCTCGTCCGCAGAGGACGAGAGGTCGACGGCGAGCAGAGAGCGCACCTCGTCTGGGTGGCGCTCGATCCACTCGAAAGCGAAATGATCGGTGAGCGAACGAACGCCGGCCGTGGCGTCCGCGTAGGCGGGGAAGGTGACCGGGCCGAACTCGAACAGCCGGAGCTCCTTGACCGTCCGCTCGGGGAGAGAGCGAGGATTGGCCTCCGACGGATCTGGCTCTTCCGCCCAGTCCTCGCGCATCACCTGGAAGCGGAAAGAGGCACCGTACTGCCCGTCTCGCAGACCGTCCATCACGAGCTCGGGAAGCCCCTCGTAGAGCGAGACTTCGTAGTAGGCACCGTCCGCGTCCTCGTGCAATTCGTTGATGCGGCCGATAGGTTTGTCACCGACCTGTGGGTCGTTCCCGTGCTGGAAGAGCGCCCGGATTCGGTCGCGGTTCTCCTTGAATGTCTTGCGGAAGGCACCGGGAGCGATGCGCTCGAGGAACTGCCCCTCGAACACGGAGTTGATCTCCGTCCAGCGGTCGAACACTGAGAAGTGACCGAACAGGGTCCGGCCGTCACCCTGCTCGTCCTCGCGAATCTCGGGTGCCTCTTGCAGCGCCCGGATGACTGTCGCTCGTGCCTCACTCATCAACCGCGCCTATCGGCTCAACCTGCCCGTTCGGGGAGGGTGCCTCGGTTCCCGGCGGCTGGAGCTGCACCGAGAAGAGCTCCGTGTGCTTCAGCAACGTCACGTCGCCTGCGTTCACCGCTGCCACGACCGTCTCGGGCTTGAACCCGCCGTCGACGCCCGTGCGGATCGCGGTCATCTTCGCGTTCAGGATCTCCGCGTCGTCCTTCTCGTCCTCCTGCAAGAACGAGATCTTGGTGTCGTCGTACCAGAGCTCGGCATCGCTCGGCACATCGATGATGGAGGCGAACGCGCCCGCCGCCTCCCCCCACAGCGGGCGCATGGTCAGATCCGCGAACGCGCGGCGGGCCTGCCCGTAGTTCGAGTATGTCGCCGCGTCGAGTCCCTCGCTCGCGCCGATGATGATCGGGGGCACCGCAGCCGCCATGCACACCCTCGTCTCGCCGGCTCCCTGCACGGCATCGAACGCCGCCTCTTCGAGATTCGAGCCGATCGTGGTGGCCGAATCTCCCGCGGCGAAGAACATGGTCTTGAAGGCGTTCGCTGCTCCCTCATGCCCGCGCCGGAAGGCGTCGACCATCGTGTCGAACTGCTCTTGAGTCTTCACCCATGGCGCACCGAACGTGACTGCGAGGTTCACCGTCGCGCCCTGCTCGAAGAACTGGAGCTTGTGCTGCGTGGCCGCGTTGTCGGCCATCACGTCCGAGACGAGGGAGGTGATCCAGGAGATACCGCGAAAGCGCGCGATCGGGTCCGGGATGGGCGCCAAGTGGCACACCTGCTCGGGAAGCAGAGCCACCGTGTAGTCCTCCCCGTATCCGTACGGCTGGTACAGGTAGCCGATCACCTCCGCGTCGAGGGCGAGCGCCGGGTCGTCCGGCTCGCGGTTCGAGCCGAGCACGATCGAAACCCAGTCCGGGCGCATCCGGTTGATCCGCTGTCCCTCCCGGTAGGCGTAGAAGTTGCCCGCGAGGTCGACGTCCTGCATCGCTCGAGCGAGCAGGTTGCGGGTCGTGCCGTTCGGCCAGGGCTTCTCGAGCGGAGCGAGCGCCGCGTTGCCGAAGATGTCATCCGTCGCCCGCCCCTGCCGCAGGCGTCGGAACGCAAACCGCGCCTCGGCGAACAGACGCATCCGCGCGTTCGAGCACGCGAAGACGACCGGGTTGGCGAGGTAGAGCGCCTGTGCGTAGCCGGTGAAGCTCGGGTCGGGCGGCTCCTGCTTCAACCCTGGGTAGGTGGTCTGGAAACCATACGGGTACTGGTTTCCACCGAAACTGAAGCTCGGGTATTGCCAGTTGTACGGGCTCGCACGCTCGGACGTTGTAGGCGTGCCCCAGTTCAGCACGCGGTCAAGGAAGCGCGGCAGAGCCACGCCGTGCTTATCGGTTAGCCGAAGCGCGGCATGATCTGAATCTGCTCGGTCGTGACGACGAGCCACACGCCGAGCGTCACCGCGACGAGCGGCGAGATGTCCGAGGTGGAGTTTCTGCGGCTCCAGGCCCAACGGTCGCCGAGCGTGCGCTGTTGGGCTCCCTTGATGGCATTCACGAGGTCAGGGGCTCCGAGGTGGCGCACCCGCTCCTGCATCGTCGCGTCGTAGAGCATCCCGCACGCCTCGCCTACCTGCGGCGTGGTGAGCACCGTCACGTCCACGTTTCGCTGCTCGAGCTCGGGAACGAGCGAAGCGGCCGGCCCCACCCCGTCGCAGACGATGCCTAGCGGCCGGTGCTTGCGCTCCAGTTCCTCGAGCCTGCCGAGCATCCACCCCGTGCCGTCCTTGTTGTCGATCACCTCGATATGCAGGTGCCCGTCCTTGCGCCGGCCGACGACGACGATGACGCCGCGCGAGCGGTCCGGGCGAATGTCGAAGGCGAACGTAGGAGGACCATCGATCTGCGAATCGGAATCGGCCAGCTTGTGCCACAGTTCGAGCGGTATGACCGTCCTCGTCCCGGTCGTATCCGGCCAGTCACCGACGCCTAGCCGCTCGACGGCGAACGTGCGCGGGTCGAGCGCCTTCAGCTCCTCGCGAATGTAGTCGCTCGTGATCCTGATCCCAAGTGCGGGGTTCGTCTTCGCCCACACTTGCGGGTCCTCGGCCTGCGCCTGGTCAACCAGCTCGGGGCGCTCGGCATCGAGCGACCACTCGAAGTAGGCAAGTCGCTTCGGATCTTTCGACAGAGCGCGCTCGCGGATGCGCGCGAAGACGACCCCCTCGTCCATCGTGAACTGATCCACGGCCGAGCCCGTGTACCACACTTGCGGATCGGGCTGCGCGGTCATGACCGGATGCAGCGCAGCCATTGAGTCCTCGCCGAGGAACATCGCCTCGTCCAGGATCACCGGACTGCCCGAGAAGCCACGCCCACCCGAGCGCGTCCGCGTGCGAAACCGGATCTTGCCACCACCCTTGAACTCGATCGACTCGTGGCCGTTGCGCCGCCAGATGTGTTTCACCATCCCGGACAGCCACTCGTTCGCGTCGATCAGGTCCTCGAGCCGGCGGAACCCGATTTCCGAGGTGTCCGCACGGTGTGCGGAGTGGATAACGAACTTTTCGCCGAGCACGAGCGGGCCGAGCAACTCGCGCACCTCCAGGATTCCGTTCTTGCCGTTCTGGCGAGGAGCGCAGAGCCCGATCGCGAACGCCGCCCACAGGCCATCCTTGCGAAGCAAGCTCGCCCACAGGACGCGCAGTTGCCAGGGGTCGAGCGCGATGCCGAGCGCGGCGATGAACTCGATCACCTCCTGCCACTTCGGGTGTTCCTCGCCGGGCGGGATGACCTCAATGCGAGGCGTCTGCTCACCGAGATGATCGAGCCAGGGCTGCGCTACCACGCGCGTGACCTTCGCCGGCGGTGGCTCGAGGTGGCTCGGTTGCAGCGACGGTGCTCCGGTCCGGCGATGGTGGTCGGATCGCCGTCGACGTGGCCGATGTCCATCGGTTCGTGGGGCTCGATCGGCTTCCCGCAGCGAACGCAGATCGCGCCGCCGGAGAGGTGGATCAGCTTGAAGCCGCGGCGTACTTGGCGGTAGGCAGGGGTGTCGTAAACGCGCACGCGCTCACACGGGACGGAAATTTTCAC